CTTCCAATCCAGGAAGTGCATGCAGTTGGAGCAGACCGTGATGCCGCTGAAGACCGCCTGGATCTTCCTGGGCGTCGTGTCCGCAGCACAATGCCCGCATGCTTCCACGCAGCAGCAGCTCAGCATCGGCAGCAGCAGGCTGTTGCTCATGGCGGTCCTCCGGGCCCTACGGGCATCCGCCGTCGATGCCGTTGGGCATGCCGGCGCCGATGATCCAGTACGCCATCGTGTCGCTGGCGGCCAGGTAGAAGCTCCAGATGATCACGGGCTGGCCGTCCTGGATGGGATAGAAGTCCGCGTCGTCGGTTCCGTCGTCGTCGATGTCGAGGCTGTCGACGTCGACGCCGTTGCCCTGCCGCCCGGACCCGTCGTTGAGTTCCTCGGCCAGGTTGTAGGCGGTGAACGAGTCGGTGAACTCCTCGCTGACGGCCCATTTCTCGTACCCCGCCTCCGTCGGGAAGTCCGCCCACTTGCACGTGTAGGTCCATCGGACGGTCGGCTCGCCGCCGGACTCGCCCGTCGACGACTGCACGATCGCGGGCCGAAGCGGCGTCCAGGACGGCCGGCGTTTGCGGCTGATCGGCGTCACGTCGCCGGCGCCCTGCTCGACGGCCCGCACGGCGCGGTCCACGCGCTTCTTTCCCTCTTCCGTGTACCCGTAGACCTTCGTCATTCGTGGTCCCTACGCCGCGCTGAGCGCCACGGGCCCGTCGCTGGTGATGCCGTTGGTGAACGTCGCCACGGCCTGGTCGTACTTGATGGTCGCCCCGCCGCTTCGGCTGGCGTTGGTCACCGTGCGTGCGACCTGGCTTCGCGTGAAGTCGACCGTCCCGCCGTCGGCGTCGAGCGTGGTGATGGTCCCCGACGACTTCGGGATCACGTCTCCGCCGTCGACGTTCATCGTGCCGATCGCCCCGCTGCCGGTGGTCGTCAGTTCGCCGTACCGGTTGGTGACGGTCGTCGCCGCGCACCGCAGCGTGCACGCGCCGGCGTTCTTGCTCAGCGTCGTCATCGTGACGCCCTCGCCGATCTCCACGTTCGCGTCGCTGCTCCGGTTCGTCACGAAGTCGATCGTCACGGTTCCGATCGTGGCCGTGTCGGTGGGGCTGTCGACCGCCAGGCCCACGTAGCCCTTGAGCACCTGCAGCGTCGAGCCGGCGTTGGCCGTCTTGATCCGCACGGGCGGCAGGTAGCTGTCGGCCGACGACGTGCAGGTGTTGTGCACGACGATCGTGCTGGCGCCGGCCCCGCTGGGCGTGACGATGTCGAGGTTGATCCGCTGGCTGCCGGCGGGCGTGCCGAAGCCGTAGTGTTCGCCGATGTCGGCGCGGTCGGCCCCGATCTGCAGCGGGCTTCCCTGCGTGCCGATGCTGCCCGTGTACGACTGGTCGATGTGCACCTCGGCCAGCGTCACGCTCGACTGGTCCAGCCCGTCCGTCACCGACTGGGTGCTGTTGGTCAGCCAGACCTTGTCGCTGCTGGTCGGCACGCCGGACGGCGAGAAATTCGCCGCCACGGACCAGTCGCCTTCGTTGCCCGTATCCGTTCCGAGCCAGATCTTGTTCGCCATGATCGCTGTCCTTGTCTATTCCAGCCCCAGGTCGCTGTACGTCTCCGACGGCCGCGTGCGGAACTCCAGGAATTTCGCCGCAGCCCCGTTGGCGAGTTTCTGCCCGTCGCCGTCCAGCAGAGCCGGCGCCGTTATCGGCTGGCCGTTGCTGTCGAGGATGTTCGTGTAGATAGGCTTGCCGTCGTCATCGTTCTCGAAGAACGTCCGGAAGCCCTGGTCCAGCACGCGCCGTTTCCAGCCGCCGATGATCGTCCCCTCGGCCGTCGCCTCTCGGCGGATGTGGATCTCGAAGGTCACCCGCCAGTAGATGAAATCTCCCTGGACGACCTCTTCGCCGGAGATGTTGGCCATCATGCACTCGCCGACCTCGAAGCCCATGAAGGGCTCCTTGTTGGTCGCGCCGCGGTACTCTTCGTAGGCCTTCTCATCGAACGTCGCCTGGTTGCGCGTGATCGTCAGCACCAGGTCGTACTTCTCTTCGCAGACCGGCGGGTCGAAGCTCTCGCCGGCGGAGTTGACGATGGGCTTGCCGCCGTCGGTCACGTCGACCGGCTCGCTGCGGGAGGCGAAGCTCCACCGCCGGACGGGCCCCGAGTCCAACGGATTGCTGTTGTCGCCCCCGCCCTCGCCCGGGTCGAGCTGCCCGTACGTGACCGTGACCTCGAACAGCAGGCTGCTGCCGCTCCGCTTGGAGCGGATCGTCTGGACGCGGAGGAACGGGTCGTTGGGGTGCGAGTCCTGGTACCGCGGGATCCCCTCGGCCTGCTTGGCGGTGATGCTGGTATCGTTCTCGTGGTCGTCGCACAGCACCGTCCAGGCCCGCGTGGCGGAGTGCTGCCCTTCGCCGCTGGTCCCGGCCGTGTCGCCGCTGGCCTTCTCTTTGATGTTGACGACTGCCATCGTGTTCCTATCCGTTCTGCACGCCCGCGGCGATCAGTTGCACCATCTGCGAGCCGCTGAGCTTCTCGACCATCTCTCCCGCGAGCCGCTCCTGGTTCCTGGCGATCTGCACGAGCTGCCGCGTGTGCTGTTCGGTGCGCATCGCCGCATCCTGCCCGGGCGCCCGCGTCAGGAATCGCCCCTCGACCGCCCCGACCCCCGCCCGCGACGCCAGGACCCCCGCCGCTCGCTCCTTCGCGTCCACCGTCTTCTGCGCTTCGGCGGCCGCTTTCTCCGCCGCCGCCTTGGCCTCTTCCGCCGCCTCGTCGTCGAACTTCCGGATCGCCGCCTTCGCCTCGAGGACGTGCTTCTCCCGAAGCAGTTTCAGGTCCATGCCCTGCTTTTTCGCCGCCACCCATTCCGCCTGCTGCTTCGCCCGCAGCAGCGCCAGCTCCTTGTCGAGCCCCTCCTTCGTCGCCTCGATGCGCATCTTCTGCACTTCGAGCCACAGCCCCCGGCTGGCCTCGACCGTCTTCTTTCGCTTCTCCGCTTCGAGCTTCGCCTCGGCCTCCGCCCTCGCACGGGGCTCGATCATGCCGATTTCCTTGCGGATCTGCTCCTTCGCCTGGTAGGCCATCCCCTGCAGGCGCGTGCCGCCCTTCCCGCGTTCCATCGTGATCCGCAGGGCGTCACTGCGAAGCTGCTCGGCCAGGGCGAGTTCCTTCTTGAGCATCGCCAACTGCTCCGACGCGCTCATCTCCTTGATGCTCGCCTTCCGAGACTCCGCGAGCCGTTTGAACGTGTCGTCGAACGACTCCCGCAGGTCGCGCAGCGTCTGCTTCTGCCGCGTGATCCGCTCGTCCTCGCCGCCGAAGATCACCACGTTCGTCGCGTTCCGGATCTTCTTCCATCCCTCGAACACGTTCAGGAAGAACTCCCCCGCCTTTTCCTTCGCGTCCCCCCAGGAGTTCTTCATCTGCTGGATCTGCCCCGTCATGGTCTGCGCTTCGCCGCGTGCGAGGTTGAAGTTGCTCGCCCCGATCCGCAGCAGTTCGTTGAACTTCTCCTGCGGGCTCATGAGTTCGCTGAGCTTGATGCCGTAGCGTGCGAGCTGCGACGTGTCGCCGATCGCCGCCCTGGCGATCAGCCTCATCGCCGCGGTCGTGTCGGTTCCCAGTGCCCGGCTCAGCCCGATGGCCGCCCGCGTGGCGTCCCGCAGAGCGCCGCCGCTGAGCTTGCCCAGCGACGCCCCCAGGGCCATCATCTGCAGAACGGCCTCGTCGCCGATGGTCGTCTGCCGCTGGATCGACGCGGCGAAGGCCCTCATCTCCTCGTTGGCCCGGCCGCTGACGGTGCCCAGGTTGGCCAGCGCGTCGGCCAGTTTCCGCTCGGCCTGCTCCTGGATCCCGAACGCCTCGACGGTGTCCATGATTCCGCGCGTGATCGCCACGCCGCCGAACGCCCCGATCGCCAGGCGTTTCAGGTTGCCGAGCTTCTTGCCGAACGTATCGACGTTCCGCCCGATCCCGGCGAGCTGCCGGCTCGCCTGGTCCTTGGCGGAGACGATGATGTCGACGCTTCGCTTGGCCATGTCACTTCCTCTTGATTGCCCGCTCGATCTCCTCGGCCTCGTGCCGGGCGTACTCGCTCAGGACGAATCGCGCCGCCTCGGCGAACACCCGTGCCTGGTCGAGCAGCCCGCCGGCCACCGGCGGCATGCCGCGTTTCAGCATGAGGCTGCAGTCGATCACGTCCCAGACCTCGTCACGGTCGGTCACTCGCCGCCGCGGGCAGCCGTCCAGCCTCAGCCGCCCCTCGTCGCATTCGTCGCAGCCGCCTCCGCCGCACGCCGGGCACTCCATCTCCACCGGCGTAGTCGGCGTCGGGGCGTCCAGGCACTTTATGCCGGGCCGTCCGTCGCTGTCGGCCCCGCCGGGGCTTCCGGGCCCGGGGCAGGACTTGCAGATCCGTCCGAACCGGTAGGCGGCTGCGACGCGGATTTTCCCAGGTCGTCTCCGTCGAGCCGGTTGTGGCCCATCACCTTTCCCAGCAGTTCCCAGGCCTCGGCCGGGTTGACCAGGTCTTCGAGCCCGGCCTTGTCGAACGGCATCGGCCGCCCGGTGCGGTCGGTCATGTTCCGCCAGCCGACCAGCAGGGGCCGCAGCAGATCGAGCACGTCGTCGAGGATCGCCACCGCGTTCTCGGCGCCCTCGATCCGGTCGTCGACCGTCACGCAGGCCTTCCATTCCCGGCCTGTCAGGAAGCGGAACTCGAAGTCCGGCCGCGACTCATCCGGCTTGTCGGCGTCGCTGTCCAGGTGCACGCGAAACGTCTGATTCGGATCACACGCCAATGGCATTTTCTCTCATCGCTCCTTCCATGCCGTTCCCATTCCCACGTCCCTGGTCCCAAGTCCCAAGTCCCAAGTCCCAAGCCCCTGGTCCCTGGTCCCAAGTCCCTGGTCCCTGCATCACGCGAACGTGATGCTGATCTCGTCGTCGCCCGCGTCGGTGGCCCGGTTCAGCTGGAACTCCGGGTTGTCGATGGCGATGCCGTTGCGGTCGCCTTCCTGGACGTTCCGCCACTGGAACTTGCTCGACGCGATCGCCACGGTGTTTCCGTTGGCGCTGCCGCCGCCCAGGGCGATCGACAGGGCCTGCTCGCTGTGGTTGTTGAGCCACTGCCCGAAGATGTCGTTGTCGGCCACGAGCGTCGCTTCGGGGTCGAGGCTTCCCTGCGTGAGCCACTCCGTGATCGCCGCGGTGTGGTAGCCGCTGGCGTTGGCCGAGTCTTCGCGGAGCACCACGTTGTTGCCGATGTCGATCGACATCTCGTTGACCTTCGGGCTCCACGATCCGATCGTCAGTCCGCTGGAGACGAACCGCAGCGGGCTGACCGACGGGTAGTCGGGCGCGATCAGGGCCACGTCGGAGGGATCCGTCCAGACGCCCGTGAACGTGAACCGCAGCCGCACGGGCTGCCCGGCCCGCAGGACGATCTCGAACGTCCCCTGGGCGCCCTTGATCTGTTTGAGCAGGCCGTCCTTGTAGACGCCGAGCGTCAGCGTCTTCGTGTTCGCCCCGGACGCCTCCGGGTGGAGGCTCTCGCGGGTGAACACGCCGGACGACTCGGCGAAGCCGCAGGCGGGCAGGAACGTGCTGGCCCAGGCGGGCGTGGGGCTGCCCGCGCTGCCCGAGCCGTGCAGTTCGACCTCGAAGGTCACCTGTCCGCCCTCGGCCCCCGTGCGCCCCGCCAGGGGGCTCAGCGTGCCCTGTCCGGGCCGGTCGACGAACTCGACCTGGGCCTGGATGTCCGGGTCGAACACGTTGAACGCCCCGTCGGCGGCGGCGAGCGTTTCAGCGGTCCCGGGCGTGGATTCGATCTTTGCCGCCATCACGCGGCGTCTGCTGATGAGAGGTCCCGACATCGTCTATCTCCTTCTGCTGTTGCCTGTTGCCGCTTGCCTGGTCCCAGGTCCCTGGTCCCTGGTCCCTGGTCCCTATTCCCTGGTCCCTATTCCCTGGTCCCTAGACGTTCACGTACGGGTCGTCTTCGCTGGTGCGATAGATCACGTTGGCCACGATCCGCACGCCCTCGAACGTGTCGTCGGGCGCGTGGAAGTACGTGGGGTTTCCGATGCGGATGTCGATGGCCAGGGCGCTGCCGTGCGCCGTCTCGAGCGTATGGTCGGCCCGCAGCGCCTTTTCGATGTCCGCCCGGCCGCGGTTGAGTTCCGTATCGACCGCCGTGGCGGCCTCTTCGGACTGCACGACGTGGTAGTCGATCGTGAACGGCTGGATCCACTGGGCGGCCATTTCCGGGCCTTCTTCGTCGGCGGCCGGGTCGTCCTGGGCGAGCACGACGGTCTTGTCGGTGATCGTCGGCAGCGCCGCCGACCGGCGGGGCCGGATCACCTGTGCGACGGTGACGTTGTACCCGTTGGCTTCCGTGACGCCTTCCAGCAGCGTCTTGAGCGCCACGGCGATCTGTTCGACGACAGGCGTGCTCATCCGGCCTTCTCCAGCAGGACCCGCACCTGCGTGTCCAGGTTCCGCGCCAGCAGGACGCTCGTATCCGTTCGCATCTTCGACCACAGCCCGGGCGTCCGATCGAACACGGCCATCGGCGACGGCCCGAACCGCTCCTTGATGGGCTTTCGCACCTTGCCGCGTCGCTTGAACACGCCGACGTGCCCGCTGGGCATCGTCGCGACGAACGCGCCCGGGATGGTCTGTCGGCCTTCGCTGCGTCGCATGCCGTAGGACACCCCCCGCCGGACCTGCCGGGCGCTGAACTTGATCAGCGGGATCCGCTTGCCGCCGACCCGGATCATCGCCTCGAACACACGGTAGGTCGCCTTCCGCAGCGACAGCGCCTTGCGGATGTCCGTCTGCTTCATCCGGATTTCCGCGAAGATCCCCTTGACGATGCGCGATCGCGCCGTCGTCGCGGTCTTGTTGACCGCCCGGCTGACGGCCTTCGGCAGTCCGCGCGGAATATGCCGCAGCGTCCGCTGCACGTCCCGCCACTGCCGCTTGTCCAGTTCAACCGAAATCATGCCCGGATCCCTGCCGTTCTCATCTCACTTCCAGCGTCACCATGCCGCTGTCCTGTTGCACCACGCCGACGATCCGGCGTGCCTGTTCATCGCCGCCGATCCGCCAGGCGGCCGTGAGCATGTCTCCGCCGGTGTTCAGTTCGGCCGTGGAGATCCCTGTCGTCGCGTCGTTGTAGACCGTCACTTCGATTCGCGGCTCGCTGACCGGGCTGCCGGCCGGTGCGGGCGGTTCGCGGTCGACGACGGCGGTGATCACGCGGGCCGACCCGTTCAGCGGCGTATAGGTCACCGACTCGCCGAACTTGCTCATCATCACGGCTCCGCCGACGGTCAGGTCCTGGCTCATGCCGTCGCCCTCCCGGCCGGCACGTGCCGCTGCAGCGAGATCCCGTCCGCGGCCAGTTTCCCTCGCAGCCGGCCAAACAGTTTCTTTTCCCGCCCCCACCGTGCGGGCGTGCGGTTCTGGTGGCTGCTGCAGAAGCCGTCGAAGTCGCCCTCGCCTTCCCAGTCCATGCCGTAGCAGTCGATGCGGACGGCGCCCACGGCGGCGGCGGTCAGCACCGCCGCCCCCCATCCCCACCGGACGAACGGCTGCGCCAGTCCCCCGCCGGGCAGCGTCAGCCGGTCGACTTCCACGTGCCCGCCGGCGGCGAGGGCGGGGTGCCCCTCGATGATCTTGTTGCGCACGACGTGCGTGCAGACCAGCGCGGGCGTGCCCACGACCTCGTCCCAGTCGGCGGTGTAGGCGTCGAGGGTCACCCAGAAATCCGCGCCGAACACCGTCGCCGCGCGGTTGACCGCGATCACCGCGTCGGGGTTCCCGGTGCCGTCGAGCTCGTAGAGGCTCGGCCCCGGGCAGAGCACCGCGGCGGCGTGCACCGGCCTGGCGAAGGGCACGTTCATTCCGGCCTCCTCACGTACCAGGTGAACTCCCCGCCCAGTTCGAGCGTCGCTCCCGGCCAGCTCCCGGACGCCAGAAACTCCTCGACGGCCTTGCGGACGCCCCAGTTGGCGTTGCCGAGCGTGACGCCACCGGCGGGGTTGTCGATGTCGTGCCCGCACAGCATCCCGCCGGGGCGGACCGTACGTGCCCAGGCGGCGATGTCGTCGCGGGCCCCTTCGTACGTGTGGTCGGCGTCGATGAAGACGAAGTCGAGGGCCCCGTCGGGACAGGCCTTCGCGGCCTCGGCGCTGTCCATGCGAATCAGTTCCCGCCGCTCTTTGGCGAACTCCGTAGCCGCTTTCGCGGACTCGTAGTGCTGGTCCTGCTCGGCCTGGCTCAGTTGCGCCGCCGTGTCGCCGCTGCGCGCGTACCGGCTGTCGGCCGGGACGGCCGCCCAGCGGTCGACCATGTAGAGGTACAGCTCGGGCACCATCCGCAGGACGTGCTCGCTGAGCCGCCCGGTGAGCACGCCGACCTCGGCCCCGCGGATCGGGCCTCGCTTCGCGGCCAGGTATCGCAGCCGCGTGCCCAGCGCGTCGCCTCGCCCGAAGCATCCGCGCAGGCTGGATCCGTCCACACCCCACAGGTGAATGCTGTACGGCTCGACCGGGTCGGTGATCCCGTGGCGGTTCATGTCGATGATCGCCTCGCGCTCGCTCCGCGAGGCCCGCCAGAACGGCTGGGCCTGTTTCTGGTCGACCAGCAGGCCGAAGTAGTGCGTCGGCAGCACGTCCATGTGGCGGCTGGACCGCTCGCCGCCGCTGCCGAACAGGTCGGTCAGCAGCTTGGGCCCGTAGCTCGTCCGTATCTTGGGCCCCGCCTCCCGGGCGACTTCCCGCACGGCCTGCAGGATCAGCTCGAACGCCGTGGATCCGGGCGCCGAGCCCATGGCCGAGCAGTTCAGCCGCCCGTCGTGCTGCAGCCACACCCACGCGTCGAAGTTTCGCAGGGGCTCGAAGCTGCGAAGCGTCACGGCGTCGCAGTCCAGGTAGATCCCGCCGCGGGTGTGCAGCAGCCAGTAGCTGAGGATGTCGCTTCGGCTGCAGAGCTGCGGGTTGTCGACCGCGGCGATCGCCAGGTCTTCGGGCATGTCCGCCGGCAGGTCCTGCCAGAGCTTCACGTCCCAGGCCGGGTGCATCTTCCCGAACGTCTCCACATTCCGCCGGACCCACGACGGCACCGGCCCGAACCAGATGAAGTGTGCCTTGCGGGGCATGGCGGGTTCGAGCCTGGCCTCGTTGACGTATCGCGTCGGCAGCTGCAGGGAGCAGCACATCCGGTCCTGCACCTGGCGGATCTTCGCGAACGCCCCCAGCGGCCGCCCGCCCGAGTCGATGCTCACGCGGTCGTCGTAGCCGGGTGCAAAGCCGTCGCAGCCGACAAAGCGCACCTCGCCGGCGCCGCAGAGCCAGGCGAAGTGAATCGCCGAGTGGATCGTCCCGCAGTTGAGCGCGAGTTGTCCGCTGGCCGCCACGTCTTCCCGCGTGTGCCTGGCCAGCCCATCGCCGTACCACCCGCCCCAGCGGTAGCTCACGACGGGCCCCGCCGGCTCGACGTCGAGCGAGGCCACGGAAATCATCGGCCGCCCCGCCCCGCTGTCTTCCGCCCCGCTCTCGGGCAGGACGGCGGTGGAGCGGATCCTCGGCAGCCAGATTTCCTGTCGCTTGTCGTGCGCGAAGAAGAACGTTTCGGGCGCGTTCGCGGCGAAGGCCTCGAACTGGACGGCGTCGTTCAGGAAGATCACGGGCCCGTCGCATTCGACGAGGTTCTCGAACCGGAACCGCGTGGGCCCCTTGCCGACGATGGTGAACCGCTGGCCCTCGTACCGCCGGAGGTACGCATCGACAGCGAGCGGCGCCAGGCCGCTCGCCGCGCAGGCGACGGGTTGTCTCGTCCCTGTCGTCACTGTCCGATTCGTTTCTCTGCCTTGATCCGTCCGATGATCACGACGACGAACCCGACGATCTCGCCGACGCCGCCGACGATTCTGAGCACCGCATTCCCGGCCGCCTCCTGCTCTTCCGGCGTCACGGCGACGCCGAACACAAGCAGTCCCGACGCCACCAGCGTGATCACCGCGCCCCAGAACGTCTTGCTCTCGAGCAGCCTCTTTGACCCGTTCACTGTCCGTCTCCTTCCTCATCGGGCCTGTCGTGCTGCCCCGCCGCGTGCAGGGCATCCGTGTCGGCCTCGTTTTCCGCTTTCGCCGCCGCCATCTGCTCCGGCGTCGGATCCACCCCCGCGTTCACAAAGTTCTCCACCAGTTGCACCGCCGGCGCCGCGATCAGGTTCGCCAGCCACAGCGCCTGCAGGAGTTCGGTACCGCTCATGGCACTTCTCCTTTCGCCTTCTGGGCGTCATACCACTGCTTGCCCTGCATTTGCTTGGTAACCAGCTCCAACAGGATCCGGTTCCATTCTCTCACGACGACCGCCGTCGGCTGCCCCAGCTCGATCGCCGCCTCCCAGCGGGCGAGCATCTCCATGGCCGCGTCGGCGGCATCGTCGATCGTCTCGCCCTGGGACTTCGTGAAGGCGCCCATGGTGCGATACATCGTGATCGCCTTCGCCGCTGCGGAATAGGCCGTGCGGGCGGCCAGCAGGTCCTGCTTCGGCGTCGTCGGCCACCAGGAGGGCTTGACGGTGCAGCCGGCCGCGCTGGTCAGCAGCATCGCCGTCATCATCCATCGCACGAGTTTCATCTTTCCGCCTGTCCTTCTCCCCCTCCGGTGTCGTTGTCAGCCCTGGGCGACGGCCAGCACGATCTGCACCACGACCAGGACGATGCCCACGCCGATCGGGATGTACTTCACCGCCGCTTCGAGCGACGCCATCCGGTGGACCATGCTGTCTTTCACGTTGCCGTTGCCGTGGAGCGTCTTGTGCATCTCCTGCACCTGCCTGGCCATCTGTCTGCATTCCGGAAGCATCCCGTCACACATGGTTCATCTCCCGTTACGCCACCAGCAGGCCGGCGCCCTCCGGGCGTTTGATGTCGAGTTTCGCGTGTCCCGTTCCGCTGCCGTTGCGGGCCCGGACGCGGACGATCACTTCCTGGTATCCGCTGCCGCTGTTGACGTGGGTGGCGGCGAGCTTCTCCCAGGTGTCGGCGTCGGCCGTCATCGCATCGGCCGCCAGCGTCGTGTACCCCGTCCGCGTCGGCTCGTGCGGATACAGGTCGAACGGGTCGTCGTCGGGCTCGATCAGTTCCAGCGTGAACTCCGCGTCCATCGCCTGGGCCTTCTGTGCCCAGCAGGTCGCGTTGACCCGTTCGCCGGGCCCCAGCAGGACCCGCTCGTCCCAGTACAGCGGACACGCGTTGTCCGTGAAGGTCCACTCGTCGGCCTCGCTCGGCCCGCCGGCCGGCGGCGTCGAGTCGGTCTTGATCGACCCGCACGTCATCCGCTTGTATCTCGCGTAGGTTCCGGTCGGATCGGTGAAGTTGTAGAACTTGAACCAGTCGGACAGCCCGGAATCCTGCTCGTCCCCCGCGATTGGCGCGGAGATGAAATCGTTGTTGTTCGTATCCACGAACTCCACGTTCCGCGCGACGAAGCGGGCCGTGCCTCCGCTGAATCCCTGGTTATGGCCCCGAATCGTCAGGTTCCGCACGCCCCCGCCGGGGGTCGAGGTGCAGGAATACACACAGTAGGTCAGCCGCTCCAGCTCCAGGCCGTTCGATTGCAGAGGGATCTTGAACGGCCCGTAGTCGCCGTTGGAAATCCGCCCGTTGTAGACCATCCGCAGTTCGCCCTGGTAGTTGTAATTCGGGCGATACGTCCCGTAGATCAACCCGCTCGGCGCGAGGATGTGGTTCTTCGGGTTGTATGACCAGTAGTAGTTTCCGCTGGCCGCACGATACGTCCCGGCAAACACGTTGCTCGTCCCCTGGAAGAACGCTCTCATCAACTCGTACCAGGGACCGTCCCCGACATTGTTCCGGCAGTGGCCGGGCGTGCTTTCGATGCCGGTCTTGAAGTCGTGAACTGCCGCCCGGATGGTGCTGTTATGCAGATTGCCCTGCACCATGCTTGACCCGTTGCCCGGCCCCGTTCCGAAGATCTCGATGTTCGACGTGAGGCACACCACGTCGCTGCCGGCCTCGTAGGTCTTGCTGACCGCCCCCGTGAGCGTGACGGTCTTTGCCTCGCTGTCGATGCTCTGCACTACGCCTGTCTCGAAGTCGTACTTCGCCCGGCAGATCTCCACCGTGTCGCCGACCTCCAGCGCGTCGATGTTCTCCCGCAGGGCCAGGACGGCCGCCGACTCGCAATCGCTGGTCAGCGCCGCGTGGCGATTCGCGTCGTCGCTCGATCCCTTCGCATCGCAGATCAGGATGTTGATGTCGCAATCGCTGGGTTCGTCCTGCACGGTGAACAGGTCGATGGTGTTGGCCGTCAGCTCGATCGTGAAACTGACGTTCGCCGGCAGGGCCGTCGTGAGATCGCCCGCCTCGAAATACGCAGCCCCGCCGCTGCCCGTGGACGACGTGATGGTCGCGCTCGTCTTGAGGCAATACGTTCCGGCGGAAGTCGACACAACGATCTTCGCCCCGGCGTTCAACGTGATCCCGGCGATGCCGTTGGCGAAGCCGCTCTGGTCGACGTCGAAGGTGACCGTATCGTTGGCGGCGATCACAACGTCGTCGCCATTGACCGGAACCACGCTGCCGGCCCACGTCGCCGTCGCCGACCAGTTGCCGCCGCCGGTCCCGTTGGAGGTGATCGTCGACACGGACTCAGCTCCTCTCTGTCAGGAGGATCAGCATCGCGTTCGTGGTGCTGGCCGCGAACAGCTCGATCGTGCCCGCCTGCGTATCCGTCACCGGCAGGCTCATTCCGGCCGGGGGCCATTCCGGGCTCGTCGCCGACGCCGTCCCCGACAGCTCGTACCGGATCGCCTCGGTTTCGCCCTCTTCGCGAACGATCACGATCCGCACGATGTCGTCCGGCAGCGTGTCGCCGATCAGCGTCGCCAGGTCCTTCGACGTGCTCGTGGGCGCGATGCGATGGATGCCCGCGGGGACGTAGTCGTTCTCCCCGACCATGTCCACCTGCTCGTGGACCTTGTCGTCCTTTGCAGTACTGCCCGCCATCGTTCAGCTCCTTCGCTGGGTCCGCGCGCGGAGCGGGCGAGGGGGCGGCCTCGGTGCCGCCGCCCCCGCCCTGTCGCGCACCGGATCAGCCGTTGACGTTCAGCAGCACGTTGGACGTCGTCACGGTGGCGGCCTTCGCGCCGACCGCCGTGCCGGCTTTCGTGTTGCCGCTCGCCGTGGTGGTCAGCTCGGCGTTGGTCGAGTCCCAGTAAAGCTGGTCGCCGTCGGACCACGTGTCGGTCGACTTGGCCGCCAGCGTGAACACGCCGCGGGTGTACGCCGCGCCGCTCGCCGCATTGGCGATGTCGACCGCCGCCACGCGGATCGTCACGCCGCAGACGATCACGCCGCCGCTGTCGACGTCCGAGCCCGTGCCGTTGGTCGTGGTGAGTTTCTCACCTTCCTGTACGAAGTTCGTTGCCATCGTTCAGTCTCCCTGCGGCCGGGGCTCCCGCCCCGGCCCGCGTCGTTTCCGTTATCGTTCGCCAGGTCCCTGGTCCCGGGTCCCTGGTCCCTGCCGTCAGGCCCCGGAGTTGCGGTACAGGCCGCGGTAGTCGGCCGCCTTGGCCGCCACCACGTGCTTGACCTTGAACTTCCGGGTGTCGGTGTCGAAGCCGCCTTCCTGGCTCAGCTCCGGCCCGTTCATCCCTTCCAGGAAGCCCACGACGATCGTCGGGACCTGCAGCGGGTCGGCCGCCAGGTACCACTGCCCGGTGTCGTCCGCATCCAGCAGCGGGTGGCTGACGTGTTCCAGCCGGCCCTGCCAGATGTTCTTCTCGTGCCCGCGGCTGTCGGCGGGGTTGACCTCGCTGTTCAGCAGCGTCTGGGTCGTGCCCCAGAGGGCCTCGGGGGTGATGATCGTCGCCGGTCGGCTCAGGACGTACGCCGCGCTGCCGAGCCCCTGCTGGATCGCCATGGCGGCCCGGCCGGCGTTCAGCGTGGTGATCGTCGGCGCTCCGCCGCTGGCGGCGTCGTTGCCGTGGGTGGCCGCGTGGAACAGTGCGACGCTGTCGGCCAGTGCGGCGTTGGCCGTCAGGATCGCGAAGGCGACGATGTCCTCGGCCCGTCGCCCCGCGGCGCCCTGGGCGGCGATCAGGTCGTTGAAGGCCCCGAGATCGTCGTTGACGATCGTTTCCCACGTCAGGGCGAAGATCACGCCCTTCTTCGCCAGCGTCCAGGTCTCCTGGTTCTCGCTGAGCGTCCCGTAGGTGTACTCGCTGCCTTCGGTCACCGTCGCGAGGTTGGGCATCTCACTGAGGCTCAGGAGCTTCTGCTCCTTGAAGTCCGGCGCCGTGACGCGCTTGCAGAACTTCGGCCACTGCGGCGGGATCTCCGCGTATCGCGTGGCCATCTGTTTGCCCGACGCGGCGGCCAGCAGGTACGGGAAGTCCGACGTGCTGTGAACGCCGGCGGCCAGGGGCACGCGCGGGCAGTTGACGAACGCCCGCTCGGCGATCTGCGCCCGGCTCAGTCCGCTCACGTCGACGCCGCAGGCCCGCAGGTACATCTCCGCCATCTGGAACAGCGGCTTGCCGGCGAACTCCTTCGCTCGCCCGTGCGCCTCCCGCTCCTTGCCCAGCCGCAGGCCCAGTTGCGGATCCCGCTCGGTGTCGACCAGCCGCGCGCCCATGCGGATCGCGACGGCGTCGACTATCGCGGGCCCGAGGCTCTCGCGGTTGCGGTCCGCTCCGGCCTCGACGCTCTCGCCGCCGAGCGACACCGGCTTCTCCGCGGCCGCCAGCTTTTCCAGGGCCGCCCCGTTGACCGCCTCGGCCGTGTGGCCGCCGTCGGTCATCTTGGCCACCCAGTCCGCGTCGAACCCGCACCGTGCCGCCGTGTTGCGGATGTGCGCCACGCGCTTCCGCTCCTCGGCCACGGCCAGCCGGGCGATCGCCCCGTCGTCGGCCGCGTTGTCTTCGACAACCGGCTCCGGCTCGGGGGCGGGAGCAGGTGCCGCCGTCTTCGCGTCGGCGAGGGCGTCGAACATTGCCTTCTCGGCCTCGCTCAGCGCCGCGACCTGCTCCTGGGCTTCCTCGTCGGTCGAGTTCGGATCGAGCCCGAGCGACTCCAGGTACTGTCGTTGCATCTTGTTCATGAGTCTCGCTCCTTCGTGGATTCCTGCCGCGACTCCGTTCGCGGCGCCGAGTGATCGTTGTGACAGCGGCACCCGCCGAGCTTGTGCTCGCGCCGTCCCGCCGGTTCCGTTCTGCATCTCCGCCACGACCTCGTCGAGGGACCGGATCCCGTCGACCAGGCCGAGCTGTTGCGCGTGCACCCCCACGTGGACCCGCCCGTCGGCCAGTTTTTCGACCCGTTGCCGGTCCCATCCCCGCCCCCGGGCGACCGCGTCGACGAACGTCTCGGCGAGCTGGTCGACCGTCCGCTGAAATTCCTTGATCTGCGAGGACGTGACTTCCGCTCCCGCGACCCCGTCGCCCTTGTGTTCGCCGGCCTTGATGACGTGGACCTTGATGCCGCGGTCCTCGGCCATCTTCGACAGGTCGTCGACGACCAGGTACACGCCAATGGATCCCACCATCGCGTCGACGTCGGCGTAGATCGCGTCGGCCTGGCTGGCCGCGCAGTACGCCCCGCTCGCGCCCAGGTCCGAGATGTAGGCCACGACGCGCTTCGACTGCCGCGCCTTGTAGATCGCGTCGGCCAGGTCGCTCACGCCCGCGACAGTCCCGCCCGGCGAGTCGATCCGCAGCAGGATGCTCTTGACCTTGCGGTCCTTCGTCGCCGCCTGGATCTGCGCGGCCATGTCCTGCATCGTGGCCCCGCCGAAGATCATCTGCCAGATCGTGGGGTGTTTGGTCAGCACGCCGGCGATGTCGATCACCGCCACGCCGCGATTGACCGCGTACTTCTCCGGCGCCGAGTCCCGCCCGGCCGGCCCCAGTTTGGCCAGCAGGCCGTCCCCGAGCGAAATCTGCTGTTCCGTCGCTGCCGAGTGCAGGTTCGCCAGGGCCGTCCGTAGATGTGGCTCGGACGCCGCCCAGAACACGTCGCTGGCTTTGAGTTTCGGCATCGGTCAGCTCTCCTCGTCCTCGTCGTCCCCGCCGGCAGGCACGGCCACGGCCGCCTGCTCGCCCTTCATCCACTTGGGCGCCACGTGACGGCCCTCCGCGTATTCCTTCTCGTCCCCTCGCTGGTCCAGTGCCTCCCGCCAGTCCCCGCCAACGGTATTCTTGACTTCCCGCAGGTTGGTCACCCCGTCTTCCAGCGCCATCCGCGTCGCGGTCGCCTGGTTCTTGGGATCGACCCACGGCTTGGGCGGCCCCTGCCAGTCGTCGTCGAGGTACGCCATCATGAGGTCCGTCGACTCGAAGAACCCCGGCGCCTCGACCAGCCCCTGCAGGACGGCCCGCACCTTGAACGCCTCGCGGATCGGCCGGCACCACAGGTTGACCATGAGGTTGTGCACGATCGGGTCGCACTGCCGGTCCACTTCCAGGGCCCCCTGCCGCTGGCTGGAAAAGTTGCCTTCGTGGAAGCTCCGCGTCAGGTGCGCCCCGTCGAGCCCCCCGCCGGCCGCGATCTCATCGGCGGTCCGCTTCATGTACGGGTCGTACTGCGAGCCGGGCCGCTGCGGGTTGAGGACCTCCAGGTACCGGCCGTGCCCCAGGTCCGGGTTCATCCCCGGCTCGACGATGATCTCCGCGTTGCCCTTCGCGTCGGTGCGGTCGTCGCCGCTCGGCGCTGCCCCGCCCCAGTTCCCGCCGCTGCCGCTGCCGCCGTACCACTGGTCGTACCGCACCTGCACGCCGATGCAGGCCTCCATGCGTTTCGCGAACGCCTCGGCCATGCGGTATCCCCGGCGCTGGTAGATGTCCTCGAGGATGGCGTGCATCCACGTCGCCCCGTGCGTCGCCCGGACCCGGTCCTGGCGGAACACGTGCATCACGCGGGACGCGTCGATCCTCGTCGACCCGGCGTTGTACTGGTCGTACGGGTGATCGCCGCTGTAGACCCAGTAGGCCACGGGCGCCCCGTCGGCGTCGATCTCGACGCCGCCGTATACGCGGTTGCCCGTGTCGCGGTTTTCGGTGATCGTCCAGTCGAGCTGCTCGGGCTCGAACATCTGCACGGCCAGGCCCACCGCGTTCGCCCGCTGCACCGTCACCAGCACGCCGAACGCCTCGCCGACGATGGCCAGCTCCTGCACCACCAGGCCGTCCATCTCGGCCTTGCACTTCGTCCGCTCGACGTCGCACAGTCGCGGCCGCCTCGCCCAGTAGTCGTACAGCCGGTCGATCCGCCGGTTGAACGTCCGGAACCGGTCGTCCTCTTTGCCCGTCTGCGGGTCCCGCGCCGCCGATCGCGGTGTGATCCCGATGCCCACCACGTGCCGCCGGTATCCATCGGCCAGGCTCTTCGCCGCCCAGTCGTCGCGGTAGGTCATTCGCGCCCGGGCGTTCAGCGTGGCGCTGTCGTCGACCAGGGCGTTGGGCCCCACCGTCGTCGACGTCCAGGCGTTGGTCAGCCGGTTCTTGCTCGCCGCGCTGTAGGTCGCGTTCCGGAAATTCTGCTGGATGAACTCCGCCCGCGCCCGCGCGGCGGCCCGCCGCAGTCCCCATCCGGGGAAGGCGGTCGTGATCGCTTTGTCGAGGAGTCGTCCCAGTCCCATGTCGGCCAGCTAACTCGGCGTGGCGAACTTCGCCACCGTCGCACCGCCGCCTGCTTCGGCGGCGATCTTGTTCTCGTAGAATCCGATGGCGTCTTTCAGGTCGGTCAGGTTCAGCGCGGTCCAGACGCGTCCGCGAACCGTCACGGACTGCGCCTCGCCTTCGATGATGTTCTTGTAGGCCGTCTTCAGCGCGGCCAGGATCTCGGCGTCGGTGGGCGTACTCACATCGCGGTTCCTTCCGCAGCTCGTGGATGGCTCGCTGTCATCACGCCCCGATTCTCCCCGTCAACCGCGCAACGTACGTACCCCCTGCTTACCACGGCATGGTAAGAATTTTCATCGCCCCGTTTTCGACCTAAACACAGACAGATTCACAAGATGTGCACAATTTGCACCGAACATACCGGATTCGCCCCACGGTTTTATAGGTGCTCCACTCGCCCACGACCCCGCAATTGCTGCATCGCTTGTTCGCCAGGATAATCGCGACCGCCGCCTTGTCGGGCACGCTGCCGTCGTCGGGAACCCGCTTCTTGAGGTCGTTCAGATCCACGCTTCGCCGGGTCCTTTCTGCAGCCAGTTCTCATCGGTCTTCACCGGCGCCGGCGCCGGCGGCGGGTTGTGCGGGTCCGGGATCATCCTCACGTTGAGCAGTTCCCCGGCCACGCAGTTTCCGACCTCGCAGTCCCAGTAGTGGTTCGCCCGCCCCTGGCTCTTCGGCAGCCAGACCTTCTTCGGCCGCCGCGCCGATCGCCCGCCCCGCCCGCGCTTGCGATCGACGATCTTGTGTTCGCTGCAGAGCTGGCGGATGTACTCGTCCTGGACGTCGTCGGGCAGGTGCAGGTAGCCCGGCCCCGCCTCGTCCTGTTTCAGCCGCAGCGCCAGCCAGTCTTTCCAGTACTCCGTGTCCACCAGCAGCAGCGGGATGTCGTGGCTGTACCGCTTGCCCGTGCGTGGATCCTTCCGCCGCGGGCTGGCCGACACGATCGGCCCGCTCGTGCTTCGCCCCTTGGTCGGCCGCAGGTCGATGTCGCGCCACGCGTCGACCAGGCCGTACACGTACCCGGCCCGGTCGCCCGAGTCGATCATCGTCAGCCGGATCCCCATCACCCGCCGCTCGTCCGTGAATCGCGCCGTCAGCAGGTACCGGTGCAGTTCGGCCTCGCTGGCGATCTGCCTCGCGTCCAGCACGAAGCTCTCCAGCCCGAACGCCCACCCGCGGGCCGACACGTAGAAGCCCGTCCGCTGCACGTCGACGCACGCCGTGACGACCTGCACCCTTTCCGGCAGCCAGCCCGCGACCTGCCCCGTCCCCGGGTCGTACTTCGCCCGCTTGTACGTCCCGCGGTGTTTCCGGACGGACTCTTCCTCCGTGGACGCTTCCTTCTCTTCCCAGAACTCGCCCAGCTCGTTGTTGATGAAGTCCTGCAGCCGGCTCAGGCTGCCCGACTCCTTCGCCCGCAGCCAGGACCCCGCCAGTTGGCTGAGCGTCGTGAACGGCGAGTAGACCGCGTTGACGTGAAAGCCGGCGTGGTTCCCGCGCCGCTTCGCCTCGCCGGCGACACGCCCGTCCTTCTCAACCCGCTCCCCGTCCCGGGCCCACACCCCCAGGCGGACGGCCCTGTTCCGCTGGGCGTCGTTCCAGAGTTCCTTGCAGTGCAGGCACTCGTAGCGTGCGAGCTTGCGTCCTTCCACTTCGCTGGCCGCTGCGCTGTGCCCGTCCTTGTGATGCGGCCAGCGGACCTGCGACCAGACCAGCGTCTGGTATTCTCCGCACGTCGGGCACGGCACCCAGAACCGCCGCTGGTCCGACTCTTCCCAGCTCTGGCAGATCAGGTCGTCCCGCGTCGTCGGGCTCGATACGCGGACGCTCTTGGCGCCGGTCGTGTTGCGGAACGTCCGCAGCCGCTTGTCGCCCAGGCTGATCGGGTCGGCGTCGCGGCCGACGTACGGCGGGAACTTCCCGACCTCGTCGTAGTCGACCTCGCGCAGGGCCCGGCGGCTCAGCGATGCCGCCGAGTTCGACCACCCGAAGTACAGGTTGCCCGTCCGGAAGTAGTAGCCCTCCTTGGTCAGGCTGGCGACGCCGTCGACGGCCGCCGCCAGCAGCGGCTCGCAGTTGCTCACGATCTCCCGCAGCGTCGTGCCCGCGACTTCCCGCGCGTCCGGTTCGGTCGGCATCACCAGCAGCCGCGGGCCGGGCCGCTGGACCATGTCCGCGCACAGCCCGCCGTACAGGAACAGCGTCTTGCCGAGCTGCGTCCCGAACAGCACCGTCAGGGCCTCGTAGCTCGGATCGTCCCGCACGTCGAACATCCCCCGCATGTACGGCGTGATCGACAGGTCCACCGGTCCGGGGATCGCCACGTCGCGGCCGGACAGTTCGATGTGCTTCTCGACGAACTCGGCCGTCCCCAGCAGCTCCGGCATCGCCCAGGCTTCCATTTCCTCGGGCAGCCAGTCGATGACCTCGACACCCTCGATCTCGATCGTGGCCAGGCCGCTCGTCATTTCCCGTCCTCCGGCACGATCACCGCCGCCTGTTCCGGCGTCAGTTGCAGGGCCACCTGCCCGCCGGCCAGCCGCTCGAGCATCGTGTGCACGTCCGCGTCGATCGCCGCCGCCTGCCCCTTGTCCAGCCCGTACTGGGGCAGTTTTCGCACCATCCCCAGCAGCATGCTCTTGAGCACCTGGCAGCGTGCGATCCACCCGGCCACAACGGCGTTCCGGGGCAGCAGTTCCCCCTTCATCTCCGCCAGCTCAATCTCGGCCCGTTCCGCCTGGGCCAGCTCCCGCCGCTGTCGCCCGCGGTTGGCCTCTTCCCGTGCCCGGCGAACGTCCGCCGTCAGTTCGCGCATCCGCCACTGAACCACGGCCGCCAGGTCGTAGCTCCCGTCGGCGTTTCGCGGGCAGCCCTTCTTCTCCCAGGCCCCCACCGTCGGCCGGGTCGTCGCGAGTACCCCGATCGCCACGTTCTGCGGCACCCGGTGGATGTCCAGGCTCCCGCCCCGGATCCACCGCCCCACAGCCGCCAGGTCGTACGTGAGGTCCTCGTTGCGGGGGCACCCCTTCTTCGCCCACTTCGTCACCGCCGGCCCCGAGACCCCGAAGATCCGCCCCACCTGCACCCCCGTCAGGGCGCGAACATCCATCTCACGGCGCTTCCGCCCGGGCTTTGCCTTCTCCCGGGCCTTCTTCGCCCTCTTCCGGACCGTCTTCGCCCGGCTGCCGCCCGTCGCCTTGCCCTTCTTCACCTTCGCCATCCGTGACCCGCGTCGCTCTAACCAACCCTAAGTAAAGCCATTTCAAAAACTTACAAAAACACTGCCTGTGCGGGCCTCTCAATGACCCGCATGGGCACCCCCTACGGAGGACCCAAGCGATTCAGACCACAAACCGCCATTCTATCGAGGGTTACAGACAGACCACTGGCCACCGACTGCGCCAGCCACTGGACTGGCCGCATGCGTGAACACGCCAACTCATACCTCAACAGACCTTTACGCCGCACGCCGGCGGCGTCGCTCACTTCCATGGCAACCATAACCGTAGTTGCAGACATCGCTTACTGCCCTTGATCGAGGAATCCGCCGGACGGATTACCCCCCCCTCGCCTTCACAGCTCGGTACACCGGCACGCGCTGCTGGTGCCCGGCCAGGTTGGCCCGGTAGCCTCGGCCGGACACGACATCACCAGCGGCGATCGCACGACGAACCCGCTCCCGCGCTATCGGGACCGTCCACCCGAACCTCTCGCACAGTTCCTTCACAGTCATTCCTGCGTCGCCGTCATCGGGCGACGGAGCCGCCGACAGCACCTTCACCAGCGGATCGCCGCTGGTGCCCTTGGCTCTTGCTGATTTCCTGCCCATCGTCTCGTGCTCCTTTCGATGTCACTTATGTCACGTCACATGGGCCGGATCCCGCTCCGTGAGGATCTCGTCCCGTACGTCCCTGCCGACCAGCTCGGCCTCTTCGGGGCTGTCGAGCCGCCAGGCGATGGGGCCGAACATGCCGTGCTTGTGGCTGACCAGGGCGCCCACCTGCTGGGGCACGGCGTGGCGGCCCTGGGTGTGGTCCAGTTCGGTCGTCCCGGTGAGGCATCCGTTGATGATGTACTTGAAGCTCGGCCCGGCGAACGGCACGTGCCAGTGGGCGCCGAGGCCGTAGTCGAAGCCCTCGGTCACGGGCAGGTCCCGCCGCAGCTGCTCCATGATCTTCTCGAGCCGCCGCAGGGCTTCCCGCCCGAGTTCCCGCGCGATCCCGTAGTACGGGATGCCCATCCAGGCCTTGATGTGGTCGCCGTGGGCGCAGAGGAACTTCCATCCGGCCAGGTCGATCACGTGCTTCTTGCTGGGGTAGATGTTGACCCGCACGTTCTCGTGCCTGGCCAGCACGGCTGCGGCGTACTCGTAGGCGACCCAGTCGAAGCTGTTGAGCGTGCCGCCCTTGAACTGGTATTTCCGCGTCAGCCGCGAGTGGTTCGACCCGCCGATCCCGTGCAGGATCACGTGGGCGAACTGGTTCGACAGTCCGGAGGCCAGCTGTGCGATCAGCCGCCCGGCCAGCACGGCCTGCACGGGGGGGGGGCACTTCGTTGGTCCGCAGCAGCTCCTCGTGGATGTCGCCGGAGATCATGTCGCCCAGCAGCACGACGTGGCACGTCTCGATCCGGTAGCCGTGCCGCTGGACCTTCGCGTACCGCCGCGGGCAGTCCGTGTAGATCCTCGTGCGGCTCTCGCCGATGGCGAAGTTGTACCGCCCCCAGTCCTGCGTTTCGCGGGCGTCGACCTTCTCGCCGGTCTGCAGGTCGCTGAACAGGGCGATCATGTCGACGGCGGACTTGGCCTTCGCCGCCGCGGGCGGCTTCCACTTCGCCGGCGGCCGCAGGGCCCGGCAGGTGTCGCGCAACAAATCCCGGACCTCCAGTGCCCTCCCGAGAATGCCCTTGGTCTTCCGCAGCTCCCGGCTCAGCAGGTTGTTCTCCGCCCTAGCCGCCTCGTAGCGGGCCTCGAAGTCCCGCTCCTCCGCCGTCAGTTCGAGGGCCTCGGCCATCTCATCTTGCGTCTTCTTCTTCTTGCTCATGCCGTGCTCCGGACCGGCGCTGTCGGCAGGGCGATGAGCCGTTCGAGGTATCGCTGCTCGGCCTGGGCCGGGCCCCAGAACCGCAGCGCGATCCGGTCGCTGGCTTCTTCGGGCAGCTGCCAGCCCAGCCCGCCGCTGGCCATGAGGGCCTTCGCTTCGGTCGCCAGGAGGACCGCGTCGGCCCGCCGGATGTCCGCCTGGGCCTGTTCCGGGAGAATCGCCGGCAGCCCCAGCGCCACGCGGACCGCCGTTCGGATATTCGCCCCGATCGCCCGGGCCTCGGGCAGTGCGGCCTTCAGCGGGCTCGTCAGGTCGCCCATGTAGGCCTCCTCGGCGTCGTGCAGCAGTCCGTAGAGCTGCACGGTGCAGTGATGGCCTTCCGCCGCCAGCAGGTTCGCCACGTGGATGCAGTGTTCCGCGACGGAGTAGAACCGCCTGCACTGCCCGTTGAACCGGCACTGCATGGCCAGCCCGTGGGCGATGTCCATCGGCACGATCGCCCGCGTATCCGGGGCCCGCAGGTCGAAGGCCCTCCCGCTGTACGTCTCCATCCAGGTGTAGTCGCAGTCGGTCATGGCTGCCTCCGTCTTCGCCTGCGGCTTCGTCGCGGCAGGCCTTTCGTTCGTGGATCATCTCGAGCGTGCCGAAGTAGCCCGCCCCGTCGACCAGGTTATCCCGCTTGTGGCGATTGACTTCGCGGGAGATCTTCACGCCGACCATGCGGAGGGCGACGTCCTCGGCGGACACTTCCTCGCCGTCGCGCAGCTTCGGCAGAAGGATGCCCGTCCAGATCTTCGCGGTCTTGGCGAAGTCGTCGGCGGGGTGTCCGTAGTCGCTGTTTCGCACCCCGCGGATCAGCCCTTCGGCCTCGCTCAGCACGCTCTGTTTCATATCGCGACCCTTTCGCCCTCGTCGAACAGCGGCTCTCCTCGCCGTGCCCGCGCCATTCGCTTGCTCATCCGCTCGTCGTGGTCGTCGGCGGCCCTGACCATCTGCCAGGGCCGGTCGTGCAGGTCGTGGGTGCGCATGAGGCCCGTCAGGTCGCCCCGCCGCGCGCCGGATGCCTCCTCGTCCGGGAGCTGCTCGTCGGTCAGTCCCCAGGCGTCTTTGAGCGCCTGCCGCGCGCCGATCCGACGCGGCCTGGCCCGCCCTTCGTGGTATTTCCGCAGCGTCCACTTGCTGAGCCCGCAGTCGGCCGCCATGGCGGCGTAGTCGACGATCCGTCGCGTGGGGTCGACGCCGTTCCGGCGGTAGTGCCAGCAGACGGCCAGGAACGACTCCGGCCACCGCATCGCCCGGTCGACATGGATGTCCCGCCTACGCATCGACGCCCTCCTTGCGGGCCCTGCCCCACGCAACCCACCCGTGGACACAGAGCGCCATGAACACCGCGTCCCGGGCGCTCAGCGCGTACAGCCCGGCCGACACGTGGACGATTCCCGACAGGACGTTCGACGCGAACCACACCCCGAAGCACGCCCGTCGCCGCTGATTGTTCAACACCGCCCCGGCGACCGCCGCGATCGTAATGACCCCGCCAAGCACTTCCACGATCATTCGCCCGCCCCCTTCCTGCCTTCCGCCATGACCTTGACGGCCCTGGCGAGTTGATCGTTGAGCCAGCTCGTCAGGACGGCCTCGGGCTTTTTGACCGCTTTTCGCTTGCCGTGCTCGGCGGCGCGGAGCTGGTCCCGGAGGCTCCGGGCCTTTCCGATGGCCGCTTCGCAGAAGGCGAGCTTCGCCCCCTCGTCGAGCCCGACCGCGTCGGCCCGCTGCCAGATCCTCGCGTAGACGGGCAGGTTCTCCTTGAACAGCCTCACGGCGTTGGGCTCGCTGTAGCCGAACCCCAGCGCCCGGCACAGGACGGTCGCGAAGTCCAGGCCGCCGGCGTCTTCGCGAATCGACGCCCAGCAGCACGGATACTCCTCGTCCTTTTCGACCCGCCCCCAGACGACCGGGTCGGCAACGACCTCGCAGATCGCGCCGCCCCCCTCGCCCCCCCCGCCATCCGGAGGGACCGGGGGAGAATCGGCGCCCTGGGGCCCGTCATCTCCCTCCGGTTCCCTTCCGGCCTGGGGGCGGAGCGGATCGTCGCCGGCCGGCGGTGTCCCGTCGCCGCCGGGCGTTTCGGTTGCCCCTTCGTTCGAGTCACAGTTACCGTTCCTGTCCGCCGTTGGTGTTTCTGTAGCGGTTCCGCTTCCGCCGTCCGCAAGGACGGCGGGTTCCCCGTTAAGGTTAGCCGTAGCGGGAACCGTATCCGATTCTCCGCCGCCCCCCCCCGGCCGGGGTCCGTCGCGACTCCCCGGCGTGTATTGGGGTCGCGTCGGCTTGCGATCAGGCTCGTCGGGGGTCTCCGGTTTTGCCGCCGGGTCGGATGCTTGGGTGTCGGTCTCGCTGTGGGGCCTGCCGGCCTCTGAGAGGGCCTGTGCGGCAAGCTCCAGGCGGAAGGCGGTCTCGTAGTCCTCTCGGACGACGCGACCGATCTCGGGGCGTCTGAGCACGCGTAGTGCCCACGACACCTCGGCGGGTGTGACACCGATGGTCTCGGCTATTGTTTTCGGGGCGGCCGGTCGCCCCCTGTGATCGACGAGATACCCTCGCATGAAGGTCCGGTCGCCCGCGTAGCCGCACAGCAGCAGGTACATGCCGTACAGCGACGCGCCGCCTGCCCTCAGCACCGCGCGTTTCTTTGCTTCGATGTCTCCTCTGTGAATCCCGACGGACGGCCGGGAGTTAATATAGACCTTGAAGTAGAGCAAGGGGGTCTTGTCCCCCTGTCGGTATTTGACGTCGGGCTCGAGCTGGTCCCAGTCGGCGATGCGATAGACGTACCGCGTCCTCGCGGGTCCGCTCGTCTCAGACGTCCGTGTCGTGCTGGTCACTGATTCTCTCGCCGTCATCCCTGACGGGTTCGATTTCCGATTTCCGATTTCCGATTGAACGGCGGAGTCCCTCTGATTCGTTACGCGTGCTTCGTCGTCCACTCGGTTGCGTCGATCTTCCGCATCGTGTCGCACGTGCTCGGGATGACGAAGGCCTCGAAGCGGCATCCAAGCCCTTCGGCCGGCTGGCGGTGGAGGGCCTTCGCGAAGCTCGGGTTCGAGATCCCCAGCGGGACGGCTTCGCCGCCGTAGACAGCATTGAGGTCGTCGACATACCGCCCGTACGATCGCCCGCACCCGCAGGCGCGCGGCCAACTCCGCAGCGCCACGATGTCGCAGCACTCCCCGCAGAAGATCAATTTCATTCGGCGTTCTCCTTGCTACTCATCCCTGACGGGTTCGATTTCCGATTTCCGATTTTCCATTGAACGGCGGGGGTCAGCCGGCGGCACTCACAGGGCTATCTTCAACTTCATACCGCAGATGTCGCACCGTCCCCCTGGTCCCAAGTCCCTGGTCCCTTGGTCCCTGCCGTCCATCATTCGCTCTCTCCCGTCTTCACCTTCGGATTCGTCGCGGCAAGCCCTGGTCCCAAGTCCCTGGTCCCTGGTCCCTGCCGTATCGGCATTTCATCGTGCAGTCGTCCGTCCAGGAGGCGTCCGGCGCGTTTCTTGCCGACCAGGAAAGAACACCGGCCGGGTTCCCATTCGTGATAGGTCTCGTCCGCCCACAGGCGACGGCGCACGTTCTCGGGTATGGCGTCGCGAACCTCGGTCGTCACGTGTTCCTGTGGCAGCCACTCGCCCCATTGCTTGAAGAAGAACGCCGCGCCGGCGGCGGCGCACTGGTTGCGGAGGACGCGGGGCCAGTCGGGGTGCATGGGCCGTGCGTTCGCCCGCGGCCGGGCCGTCTCGCCCCCGCAGATTACCCAGTCGAGGCCTGGGACGGCCGGCACAAGAACAGCACAACCCTTCGGGGTGGGCCGCGGTCTTCTTAGAGCATCTTGCACGCAGGTATACTTCTCGCCGTTCGGGCCGTGATGGGTGGGCCCGGCGATGTGCCGTAGGTTGACCTCCCCGAGCATGGGTTCGACGCTCACGTAGCGGACGGCGGCGGGGCATTCCAGCAGGGGCGGGATCCGCTCGTCGGCGCGGGCCTGGTTCTCGGCCGTCACGCCGAGCCAGACGTTCGGCAGCGGCCAGGGCAGTTCCTCCAGCCAGCCGGTGTATCCGTACTCGACGACGGCCGCCCCGCGGTTGTCCGCACGTTCGCCCTGGTCGTCCTCGTCGAAGTACTCCTTCATCCGCCCGGGTCGTTTCGTGAGGACCTGGTACGTGTGGTGCGGCGTGAGGGCCATGACGGCGAACATGCGGTCGATCTGCTCGAACGGGATGGCCGGGTGGAACAGGTCCGTCCGGGATCCGACGAATACGCGGCGGGGCTTGGTCCAGTGAAGGGGCTTCTGCAGGACGTCGTCGCCCTGGTAGACGGGGCCGCGGAGAAAGTACGGCGCGGCTTTATCCCATAGGTTTCCGCCTAGGCCGTTCTTCTCCTCCGCCGTCAGACACCGGCAACGCTTGCGGAATCGGGTGTCCTCCTCGCGGGCGGCGTAGCAGTTCTCGCAGGCCTCGCTGACTCGCGTGCAGCCGATGTACGGGTTCCACGTCGCATCCGTCCATTCGATTTTCGATTGGCTCACGCGACACACTCCATTTCCGGTTCCTCGGCCGGGCTCCATACCAGGCAGACGCCGAGACGTTTCGCGTGAGCCTCGGCCTTCTCGATGCACTTCTCGCGGGTTCGGTAGACCCGGGAATACGTGGTCCATCCGGCCCCCAGACCGATTTCCGCTTGCCATCCCTTGGCGCAGGGGATCAGGTCGGCGTTGGCGTTCATGTTTTCACCTTTCTCGTACACCGCAGGGGCGTGACCATCTGCCAGCCGTCCTCGAACTCGACGCGGACGTTGTGGGGCCCCTTGCCCCGCCAGGTGTTCAGGATACGGCATCGCTGCCCCTTCCTCTCGGGCAGCAGCCTGCCGACGAAGATGCGGTCGAACTCGCTCATTCTCCCTTGCCGCCTTCCGCCGCCTTCTCGAGCTGCTTGATCCGCTTGCGGACGGAGCTGCGGCGCCAGTCGCCCTTGAGGTCCCCGTCGTCGGCCTGGCGGAGGATGTCGAGGTCCTCGCAGGCCTTGACGGCCGCGGTGGCCTCGGGCCGCTTGGCCGTGCGGATGGCCGCCAGCAGCACCGCCGCGGGCGAGAAGTCGTCCTCGCTCGGGCGGACGGGCCAGTTGTCGACGACGGCCAGGCCCAGCCGTTTCGCCAGCGCCTCGAGCACGGCGAGGCCCTCCATGAAATCGCCCGGCAGCGGCACGTTCCTGACCTCGTCGCGCCACCCCAGATAGTCCGGCCGGGCGTAGGGCAGTTGCACGGCGGCCGCGAACTCCGCGGCCAGCCCCTCCGGCATGGCGACCGTCTCCACGTGTCCGAGCCCGCCGGCGAGCGCCGGCGGCCCGGGGACCTTCACGTGCTCGTTCGGCAGGTAGATCTCCCCGGCGCCGCCGACGCCCGCCAGCGAATAGGCGGCGACGACGAGCACCGCCAGGGCGTCATCCGGAAGGGCCGACAGCGCCGGCACGCCCGTGCGGATCTCGTCCTCGATCTTCTCGCCGTATTCATACAGCGCCACGGCGTAGCGTTCCTCGGGGGTGTCGGGGAACGGGCGGTGCTTCTTCCCGCCCGGCGCCGGGGCCGCCTCGCCCTTCTCCTTGGCCTTGGCCTTCTTCTTCGCCGCCCGCTCGGCGTCGCGTTTGGGCTTGACGGGGTCCTTCTGCCAGGCGTTGAACTTCTTCTCGAAGCAGCCGGTGTTGGTGCAGTTGCCCTTCTTCGACGTGCCCTTGATCGTGAAGCCGTCGGCGTCGAAGAGGGCAGGCTCGGTGTTGGTATTGTCCGGGCAGCCCGTGCACGCCCGCTTGCCGGCGTACTTCTCGTCCTTGGGCCAGGTGCAGCCGACGCCCGCGAGGTTCTGCAGCTCGCAGGAGATCCCCTGCCGCAGGGCCCGAAGCGGCTCGACGTACTCGCCCGGCTCGGTGGCCTGCTGGTCGAGGAACTTCGGCGCCGAGTCCTGGTAGCCCGCCCCCAGCGCCCGGGCCGCACGGTCCCGCTGGTCCTTGGGGTCGCCGAGGCGTGCGATCGCCCGGGCGTGCTTGATCGGCAGCCGCCCGCAGGCGACGACGGCCCGGACCTTCGGGTCCAGCCTCAGCAGGTCGAGGCGTCCGCGGATGAACTCGGCCGAGCGGTCGACTCGCGAGGCGACCGTGTCGACGCCCTGTCCGGCGTCGATCAGGGCCTGGAAGGCCACGGCCTCGTCGATCGGCGTGAGGTCCTCGCGCTGGAGGTTCTCGATCGCCTGCATCTCGGCGATGTCGACGTCGCCCAGGTCCCGCCAGATGCGCGCGAGAATCATCTCGTGGCCGAGCTTCCGCGTGGCCTCGAGCCGCCGGTGGCCGAAGATCAGCACGAATGCCCCGCTCCTGCTCCGCTGGCAGACGCCGATGGGGTTCATGAGTCCCTGGCGGCTGATCGAGTCGGCCAGTTCATCGAGCTTGCCCGGGTCCATGGCGGCGCGGTGATTGTCAATCTCCCGTGCGATCGCATCGACCGGGACCATCGCCTGGGCGGGCTGCTGGGCCGCCGCCTTCTCGGGCGGGTCCGCCGAAGCCTTCATTTCCTTCTCTTCCACTGTCGTCATGTGCGCGACTCCTTCCCAGGTCCCGGGTCCCTTGGTCCCTCAGTCCCTGTCGTTGTCAGATTCCGATCGCGGCTCGTGCCCGCGGGCGGATCCGCCGGTACCACGGCCGCCGGCCGGCGGCGAGTCGCCGGTGCAGCCTCTTGATGGCGGCCTTGTCGTTGGCGATCACGCCGCGCAGCAGGCAGTTCTCCGTCTCGAGCCTCGTGATGGTCCGGTTGAGTTCCGTTCTGCTCATGTCCCTGGTCCCAAGTCCCTGGTCCCAAGTCCCTGGTCCCTTGGTCCCTATCCGTTGACGAACCTTCCTTCATCTTCGGCGGCCAGCAGTGCCGCCCGTCCTTCGTCGGTGATCTCGTAGACGTCCGCGGGCGAGCCGCTGGAGGTTTTCCGCCTGCCGGCGACGCGGATGAGCGTGCCGTGGCGGACGTCCTTGGGCGTCTTCATCCGGTGGATGGGCCCGCAGGCGGACTTTTCCGGCAGTTCGATCCGGCCGCAGATCTCTTCGCGGAGGCTCGGCCCGTGGTCGGCCAGGTCGCGGAGGATCTCCCGTGCCCGCCCGCGGGCCCTGCCGGCGGCCCGCCCGGCGGCGGCGCGGCTGGTCTCGCTGGCGTCTGTGGCGGGCAGTTCATCGGGCAGGGGCGAGGCGGATTTCCGATTGGCAGTTTTCGATTGCCGATTGGGCGCGGGCGGCGGCTTGTACGATTCGTACGATTCCCGCCCGTCGCCGCTGCTGCTCGTGCGGAACAGTCGTGTCTGTTTCTGCCCGGCCATCCCGGTCCCTGCTTCCGTCACCCTTCGATCTCGGTGACGCCTCTGGCGACGTGTTCGTTCCAGTCGGCGAGCGTGACGGGCCGCTTGTGCGTGAAGTCCAGCAGGGGCTCGTCGTCGACGAGGTTGTGCAGTTCGAGTACGGGTCCGATGTCGATCACTTCGCCGTACTCGTCGGTGATCTCGTAGCTGTCCGTAACGCCGTCGAAGCGGACCCGGAAGTCCGGCAGCAGCCGCAGGTGCTCGCACCGCAGGCCCTTGCCGAAGTGCAGCACGCGCCCGGGCGTCGTGTCGGGCGCGAGGATGCCGATGTGGACGGCGGGATCCGCCGCCTCGTCGGCCTTCTTCTCGTCCGGGGTCTTCTTCTCCGCCGGGGTTGTCTTCTCCGCCGGGGGTTTCTTCTCATCCGTCTTCTTCGCCATCGTCGATCCTTTCGTATCTGATCTGCCCGCTCTCGGTTCCTGGTTGTCGGCTGCCGTGCCGCTACCCGGCCGGCGTCGCGATCGGCGGCAGCGTGATCGCCACGGTCGGCTCGCCGTCGCGGACGAGCAGTCCCGCCGTGCCGCCGTTGCCGATCAGCAGGATGCCGTCGGGCCGGCGGATCGTCGAGACGCCGAGCCTCGCGAGCTGGGCGGCGTCGACGGTCCCGCAGCAGCTCTCCACGACGACATCGCCGCCGTCGTCGGGCGTCCCGGCCGGCGGCGCCGCCTCGCTCTCCGGCGCCCGGGGCGACGGGGCCGCCGGCGAAGGCGCCTTGGCGTTCTTGCCCGTCCGGGGCGGGGTCGCCCGCCGTTCGGCGAGCTGCCGTTTCTCGTCGTTGGCGCTCTTGAGCCAGCCGTAGTGCGTCCCGCACAGCCCGCGTCCCTGCGGCTTTCGATCGCAGCCGGGGATGTTGCACGTCTTCTCTGTCTTCTGCGTCATGGTGCGCTCCTTCTCGCTGTCATCCGGTTCGTCGTTCCGTTCATCCGCTGTCGGTTCGGCCTCGCCGCAGGCGGGCGGTTCTGCCAACGCCGCCAGGACGGCCATCACATCGGGGTCTTCGAGGTCGGCCAGGCCGGCGTCGATCTTCGCGGCCAGGTGCTGATGCCGCCCGCACAGCCCGCGTGGCGAGACGCCGGGTTTCTCGCACCCGTCGACCTCGCAGCGGGCGTAGGGCGTCTTGCCGGTTCCCCGGGCGGGGGCCGCATGCGCCTCGAACGCCGCGACCTTCCGCGGGTTCTTGGAATCCCGCCAGGCGTAGTGCCGATCGCAGAGTCCCCGCGTGGTCGCGACCCCTTCGCAGCCCGGCATGTTGCATGTTTTCGTTCCGCCCATCCGTGGGCCCGTCGTCCTTCCCCTGGTCCCGAGTCCCTGGTCCCAGGTCCCTTGCCGTCACCGCGTGGCGGCCTTGATTCTCTCGTAGCGTGCCTCGCCGACGTGCACCGTCCGCGTTCGCTTGTGGATCACGATCGGCTTGCCCTGCTGCCGCAGTTCGCCGAGGACCTCCATGAGGCTGTCGAGGTCGATCTTCGTCCCGCCGGCCCTGTGGACCTTGAGTCCGTAGTGTGCGGCCAGCACGGGCCACAGCAGCGAGAAGGTGCCCTGCCCCATGTCGATGGCGTCGGCGGCGGTTCCGACCCTGGCCAGCAGCGGCCATCGCTGTGCAACCTTCTTCGCCTTGTCCGGTGTCGCGATCATGTTGCGGCCTCCGGCCGCGGTCTCTCGGTAGTCGGTAGTCAGTCGTCTGTTGCCGTTTCCCGGTCCCTGGTCCCTGGTCTCTGGTCCCTGGTCTCTCGTCCCTGGTCCCTTAGTCCCGAATCCCTAGTTCTCCGCGTGCATCCCGTCGATGGTCCTTCGCCAGGTGACGTAGTTGAGGCGGCGAAGGTCGCGGAGCCTCACGAGCAGTTCGACGTCGCCCGTGAGGCCCTTGACGTTCGGCCGGTCCAGCAGCGGCGCCAGGTCGAGGTCTCGCGCGTCGGTGGGCGGCGGGTACCCTCGTCCGGTCATCCGCCAGGCCATGCGGAGGCACTTGCCGAACCGCCGCAGTGCCCGGGCGAATCGGCCGAGGCGGTTGACTCGCCGGATGCCCCGTCCGAGCCATCCGAGCCGTCGCGCCCCGTCGGCGGCGTAGGGGTGCGTCTCCGCCGCGTCCCACTGCATGTCCGTCAGTGCTTCCATGGTCGGCCTCCGGCTGAGGTTATTCATCATCCGTTACCGGTCGATCTCAAAGGCGGGCCGGTTCAGGCGCCTGACCCGTTGCGCCGCCTGTTGCTCCGCAGCGGCCCGGCTGTCCAGGCCGAGCATGCGGCAGGCGGGGCGGGGTCGGCGCCGGTGCTTTCGCACCATGGCTCCCCGGCCCTGGCCCCGCGTCCGCTACCTGTATCCAGGGTGGAACCTTGGACTTCACGGACTCGCGGGGCGGTGCTGGCGATGCTTCGTTCTCGGGCGTCCGACGCGCCAGGCGGTCTCTATGCCGCCTGGCCCTGTCGTCGCCGACGCGGCCGCTGCTGTAGGCCTCATGCGTGCCTCAGTTCCGACCAGTCGCCACGAGCATCCCAGCCCGGCTGTCGACGACAGGCCCGGTAGGCCGAAGCCACTTTCCACGGCCCGGCAGCCATCCCCGGGTCGAGGCGAGCCCGTCGCCGACATCTGCAGATCTTCACTTTTCAACTGGAGCCGGCGGGAATCGAACCCGCGTGCCGAGATGGTTCGCGGCCCGGCTCACGTGCGTCCTGCTGTTTCGGCCGTAGCAGGTTGCCGTCCATCGGGGGCCCGAACTGGATTCGGGCTTCGCATCCACCAGCCGGTTTGCTCGAACCGGCAAAGCCGCCGATGTGGGGGCGAGTCGCCTATCGGCGTCGGCGGTCGCCCTGCGGCCGTCTAGGCCGCCTGTCGCATGGGAGCGGCAGTTCAGTCGTGGCAGGATTTCTATCGCGGCCCACTGCCATCCGCGGCACGTGCCTGAGCCGTTCCGCATCCGGTCGATGCCGATCGGCCCCGTGTATTCAGTTTTCAATGAGATCCCGGGGCTGCCGGTTCGCCCCGGGCCGCGTCATTCTCTCGCCGGCCGTTGTTGCTGGACGACGGGGCCGCTTTCTCGCCTGGTCGCGCGGGAGCCCTGCCGGCTCAGGTCCGGGGACGGCCGGGCGACCGTCACGTGTCGGTCGCCTGGCGGTATCCGCCGTTGCAGGTCACCGTCCCTACCCATTACCTTTCCTGTTACTCACGGCCCATCTGGTGGTATTCAGTTGTCAGGTACGTCATAGCGGCGGAGGGATTCGAACCCTCGACCTCCGGGTTATGGGCCCGGTGAGATAGCCACTTCTCCACGCCGCGGTATGCGGGCCCCGAGCATCGCCCGGACGTCGGTGGGGTCAGACGCCCTGGTCCCTGGTCCCGGGTCCCTGGTCCCTCGCGGCCCGCAGGGCCGCGCTCACCTTCCGCCAGTACTCGAGCGTCCCGGCCTCCAGGTGTCCGTCGGGTCCGCCGTTGTGCATTCGTGCCCGCTGCTGGTCTGTGGCGGCGCCGTATCGTCGCCAGTAGGCTTTGATGACGGTTTCGCAGTGGGGGCGGCTCCAGACCAGGCTCAGGTAGTCCCACCGAACCCCGGCGGTCTGGCAGCCGTCCGTCCAGTACGCCATCCCGATCTGGTACGGGCCTCGTGAGGCCCCGCCGTCCCCCACCGCGTGATCGTTCCCGCCGGATTCGACCTGGCGGATCGCGTCGAGCAGTTTTCGATGCGGCCCTTCTGCGCCCGGTCGGGCAGTCGCAGCCGCCCCCGCGGCTGCCCTTGTGTGCCTCGCTGCGGGCGGGGAGGGCGGCGCCGCCTGCAGGTCGTCGGCCTGGACGCACCCGGCGCTGATTTTGTTCCTGTTCACTGCCCCCTGGCCCCAGGTCCCTGGTCCCCGGTCCCTGCGATCGTGGGCGTATCCGGCGGCCACGATCACGCTCGTCCATCCGATCAGCCATGCGAGGATGAAGGCCCGGCCGAGTTTCTCGGTGCCGGCGGCGCCAGTTCCTCGCGAAGCACTGCTTTCAGAAAATCGCGGCCGCAGGCCTGCAGGAGCCTTCCGCCGTCGTCGATCGCGGCGGCGGCGATCTCCGCCAGGTCGCAGTCCCTCGTGTCGGGGTGCAGTGCCCGCAGCCCCGCCAGCAGCATCGCCGCCCGCCGGCGGAAGGCCTGCATCTTCCGCGGTCCCCGCGTCCTCGCCACGCCGAACGCCGTGGCGGCGTCTTTGGTCGAGAGCGTCGTCGCCGTCGCCCTTGCCGTCATGGGGAAAGCCTCCTGTAGCGCCCCTGCCCCCGGGGGCGCTACAAATTCGCGAAGATTTTTCCGTCGTCCGTTTCGCCTTCGGGGGCGCTACAACGCCTTCGGGGGCGCTACAGGTCGTCGAAAAAAAGCCCGACGGGTTCCGTCCGGCCGGGGGGGCGACAGTTTCGCGATGGTCGGCTTCCATGCTCGGCCCTACCATGGATCTCGATGATTCACGCCAGAGGAAATCGAACCGGCCGGGGCGCCAGCGCGGGGGGGGACGCCGGCGGCGCCCGGCCGATCCGTGTAGGGTCCGGCGGGCTCGCCCACCGAACCGGTGAGAACCCGACCACCGTCTTCGGCGGGGTCCTCGCGGAGCCCGGCACGGGGGGGAGCCGGGCGACCTCGTTTCGCGTCGGCCGCCTCGGCCGGCGTCGAACTCGTAAACACTTCCGGGTACTCGAAGCACTCGCAGCGTCCCGGCTCGGCCGCGTCGCGGCCGTCGCAGACATCCTGGAGGAACTGCTCGCAGTCGTTGCAGTGCGGGTCCATGTTGGCCAGGACGGGCTGTCTCATGCGACCGCCGCCTCCTGTCCCGCCTCGATCGCCGCCAGTTCGGCCAGCAGGTCGTCCCGTTCGCATCGGCCGGTTTCGGCGTCCGTGAAGCACGGGTGGACCGCGTCAGGATCCCGCGTGGGCATGCCCGGGCATCCGCCGGACATGCCGACGAACCGCCGGCAGTCGTTGCAGTGGGCGTTTCGATCGGCCGCTGCGACGCCGAACAGGACGCCGCGTCGCCGGGGCAGTTTCGCCCTTCCTTCGTCCACGAACCGGCCGAAGCGTTCGCGTCTCAGCTTGTCCTCG